CCGCAGGAACCGGTCAAGGTCCGGGTCGAACGAGGCCACGTAGGTCACGGACTCCCCGAACGATTCGATACCGGCCGGGGACAGCCGCCGCCGGACCAGGCGGGCCGCCAGCATCACCCCGCCCCGGTAGGCGTCCGGGGAGTCCGCCGGGGTGGTGCCGCTGGCGTCGTCCCAGGCGTCCGGGCGGGCCCGGCACACCTCAGCTTCGGACGCATCGATGACGTCCTGAATAAGAACGTCATCGTCCGTGTCCACGGCGTCAATCGCCAGCTGGCGTTTCACGTCGGCCAACAACAGCCACCCCGTGGGTCCCATGGTTACGGGACCACCGTGCCAACGGTGACATCCACCAGGCCCCGGGAATCGTTCACCAGGGTCGCGCTGAAGCCGAACACCCCGATATCCACGCCACCGTTCGGGACGTTCACCGCTTGCACCCGGAACGGGTTACCCCTGGGCTGATAGAACGTCACGGCCCGGCGGTCCCCGCCCACCATGTGCTGGGCCGGGAGGTTCGGGTCCAGGAACACCCGAAGGTCCTGGGCGGCGGAGGTCCCGGCCGTCAGGTCCAGGCTGGACGCCGTGGACGAGGACAGCCACCAGGGGGCCTCACTGGCCGACAGGTTCAGGTAGTCCGCCCAGATGTCGGCGGCCAGCCCGATGAACGAGGGCCGGGCCCCGGCCGTGGCCAGGGTGTTGGCGATAGTGGACAACCCCCCGACGAAGTCGTCCGCCGCCGCCGCCGTGGCGTCCGCCTGGATGGCGGCGGAGATGCTGGCCTCCTGTTTCATCGCGTAGTCCTGGGTGGCGGCGTCCAGGATGGCCCGCAACAGCGACGCATCCCCCAGGTACACGAAGATGTTGTCCACGTCCCAGCCGCCCGCGTGCCGGACGGCGGACGCCTCCGCCGGGCCGAACGTGACCGGCCCGGACGGAACGGCTGTCTTGTTCCCGGCGTAGGGGCCGACCACGGGGCGGGTCAGCCACTTCCACCCGTAGACTTTCATCCCGGTCAGGGTCCCGGGGGTGACGCTGTTGGCGTAGGGCCGCCGGGTGTCCACCGGGGTCCAGAGTTCATCGATCCACTGGGGCCGGATGAACGCCCCGTCCGACGTGTCCGCCGCCGGGGTGATGTCGGCCAGCGCGGCGTTGATGGCGGACGCGTCGGTGGCCCCGGCCACCTTCGCCACCACCCGGGCCATGGCGGCGTCCAGGGACAGCCCACCACGGCGGCGGCGGGCCATGGCGGCCCCCACCGGGGCCCCGGCGGCGGGGGTTGATGGGTTCGGCACGGGTTGTCCTTCCGTGGTGCTGTCGTCGGTGCTGTCGTCGTCGTCGTCGGCGGCGTCGGGGTCGGGGTCGGGCCCGCCGGTCACGCTGCCCGGGTCCGTGTCGGTGGCCACCAGGCGGGCGTCCGCAAACGCCGGGATGGACGTGAGGGCCACCGCCGACAGGTCCGCCTTCGTGACCTTGCCACCCTTGTCCATCACCACGTTGTCCAGTTCCACCGACAGGGCGTCCCGGACGCCTTCGGAGGCCTCCAGTAGGGCCGTGTCGCCGTCCGGGGTGGCGGCCGCCCGGAAGGACATCGTCAGCCCGGCCGCCGTCTCCGTGGCGGTCAGGGCGTACCCCACCGGGGAGGTCCGGCCGTGTTCCCGGAACAGCTTGCACCGGCGGAGGTCCGCCGGGAGGGTGATCGCCCCGGCCGCCACGGACACCGGCCCGGCCGACGTGCGGCCGACCTTGCCAAACGGCAACGCCAGCCCGGTGATGGTTCGTTTGTCGTCGGCCAGGTCGGCGGCCACCGCCGGAACCGGGGTGATCAGGGTCAGACGCACGGGTCAATCCTCCGTAGCTGGGCCGGTGGCCGGTGCCGCCGGGGTGGTGAGTGAGGACAGGTCGAACGCGACCCGGACCCCCTGGGGGACTACGTCATCCATGGACAGCCGGGACGTGACGGCGTCCACGTACAACTGGAGGCCGTAATCGATCCATTCCTGATTACGGCCCTGGGTCGTTTCGTAGGTCAGGGACGCCCCGACCTGGACGGCGTCCAGCATCATCGCTGGCATGGACACCACCCGGGCCACGTCCAGCGCGGACGCGTTCCGCCCGGCTATCAACAGGTCCGACGCCGCATCCATCGGGTGGTCCTTCGTTTCGATGGCGGCGTTGGTGAACAACACCCCGTTGTTATCGGCCAGGGCCGCCCGGGTGTTGCCGATCAGGTCGGCCCGTTCCTGTTTCGTCAGTTCGATGTCGGTCAGTTGGTGAAGCTCCAGCCGGAACGGGCGGGCGGCCGTGTCGGCGGCGGACCGCTCCAGGGCCCCCGCCGCCCGGATGGTGGCCTGGGCAAAGTTCAGGATGCCTTCGTGGGGGCCGGGGATGTAGACCACCGGGAACGCCAACGGCTGGCCCCCGCCATCGGTGAACGTCCAGGTATGGGTGTCCTCGATGTAGACCCGGTCCCAGCCGACCCACGGGACGTGGACCATCCGGGTGGGCCGGTTGTCGGCCGGGTCGGTCCGGGTGATGGCCCAGAGCGCTTCACCGTAGAACAGGTGATCGTCCACCGTGGCCAACATCCGTTGGAATGGCGACTGGGCCTCTATCCCGGTCTGGTCCTGGTCGGCCCCGGTCAGGTCCCCCAGTTGGCCGTCCGTGCCCTGGCACCAGTACGGGGCCGGGTCCAGTTGGACGTCCCGCCGGTAGGCCCCCAGGGGTAGCCGGGCGATCGCCCCGCAGGTCAGATGCCGGGCCCGGGCCACCGCCGGGACGGCCATGGCGTCCGCCCGGGACACCGGGGCCACGTTGCCGCCCAGGATGTCCGCCCAGACCACCGCGTCCAGGGTGGACGAGGTCCACGCCTGGACCTGGGGGGCCAGCCGGGGGATGTTCGCGTTCATCGCCTGATTCAGCGCGGCCGCACCGGCTAAACCGGAACCCAGGCGGGGGAGTTTCACGGCCCGAACCCTGCCAGGTGAACCGGACCCCGGCCGGGCTGTCGGTACAGCGCGCGACGATATGCGACATGACGCGACTACCGGACCCGTGGGCCGTGACCGTGGTGACCGTTGAAATAGCGGCCGAATTACTGGGGATGGACCGGGCCAACGGTTACCGGGCCGCCGCCCGGGGGGACCTCCCCACGATCACCCTTAACGGCCGGATGCGGGTCCCGGTGGCCCGGCTGTACGAACTGCTCGGTCTGCCGGTGCCGCCCCGGCCACCGACAGGGCGGCCCGTCATCGATCGTTAACGGCGGCGGCGGGGGTCGGTCCACCAGAGGTACACGGCCACCGCCACCAGGGCCACGCCCACCATGGCCCACCGATCGCTGTTCACCGGTCCAGGTCCTCCGGCTGGACCACCCGGCAGACGTAGGGCCAGGCCCCCGGGTCGGCCGGGGCCCGAACGGCCAGCAACAGCGCGGCACACAACACGGCGGCCAGGCCCCCGGCCAGCAGCCCCACGGCCCAGTGCTGGCGGGTCACGGAATGGCGGCGGCCGGGTCGTCGTCGGTCTGAATCTGGCAGGCGTACCGAACATGGTTCATCTGCCCGGAATCGACCTCCCGGACATCCGCCGCATAGGTCCCGGCCACCTGATTGGCGACCAGGCTGTCGTAGTTGCCGACGTAGTAGAAGCGGCGGCCGGTCACGCTGGCGGCGTAGATTTTGCCGTCCCCGCCAGCGATTCTCAGTAGTTGCATCACGTCGTCATCCTCCAGTGGTTCGGGTTCGGGTTCGGGTTCGGGTTCGGGGCCGGGGCCGCCGCCCAGGGACGCCGCCACGGCCGCCAGGTCGGCGGCGTTCACGGCTATCTCAAAGTGCATTTCGTCATAGCCCTCCAGCCAATCCACGGCCCCCTGGACCTCGTCCAGAATGGCGTAGATCGTGCCGACCTGGGCGTCGGTGAAGGTGCCGCCGGACCCGTTCGGGTGGTCGGGGGCGTTGTAATCGATGGCGGTCCCGGACGCGTGGCAGGACAGGCTGGACGGGTTGTTCACGTTCGCTTTGTACGTGTACCCCCAGCACCACCCGCCCACGATGGGTTCCACCCTGGCGTCCAGTTGGGTGGCCACGTACCCGAGCACGGTGGTTACGTCCCCCGCCTTCGCCCCGCCGGGGAACCACTGAGACTTCACCACCCCGATAGCGGACGGGTCGCTGTTGGCGGGCCACCCGTTGTAGCTGTTCCCGCTACTCATGCCGGGCCCGCTGTCCGTGGCCGCCGGGGTGGACGCCCGGGTGTTGGGCCAGCCACAGATTCAGCCGGTCCCGGGCGGCCGCCCTGGCCTCCGCCAACGGGTAGGGCAGGCCCCGGCCGGACGTGTCGCCGTGGTCCGGGGGTTCGCCCCGGGGTTCGATCCGGGTCGGGGTGGGGAACGGGTCGGGTGTCATGGCCCGGGTGTAGCAGACGGCCCCGACAGTCACTGCGGGGGCCGTTCGTGGCGGCCCCGTTTGCGGCCCTTCCACCGCCGCCACAATCGGCGGCCCACCAGCACCCAGAGGGCCCATAACGGGTGTTCCGGGTCGGTCACGGCCCGAACCCTGCCAGCCGGCCCCGACAGCGGCGGTTATGAGTCCGTGACGGGGCGGGCCGGGCGGCGTTGGTTCCCCCAGTGGGCCAGGCTGGCGGCCGTCAGGGGGGCCACGTCGGCCGTGGACGAGCGGCGGCCCCACACCCAGCCACCATCCCCCACGGGGCGTTTACCGGCCCCCTGGACGGCGGCGTTCAAGGCCTGTTCGTTCCGGTGACCCAGGGCGGCCCGGTCTATGGCGTCCTTGGTGCCCTGACAGGCGGCCACGTTCTCCGCCGGGGTCACCTGCCGGATGGTGACGCCCAGGCGGCGGGCCTCGTCCACCACCACCAGGGCCGGGCCCTCCCCCGGGGCCACGATCAGCGGCGGCCGGTGCTTGCGGCGTAGTTCGTCCAGCCGGGCGGCCGCCCAGGCCACCCCCGGCCGGTAGGCGACGACCTCGATCACCGGGACCCCGTCCAGGTCCGGCCAACACGCCAGGATGGCCGTTGCCGACTCGTCCAGGGCCACGTCCAGGGCCAGCACCGGGGGCGTCCCCGGCCGGGGGGTGGCCTTCACCCGGCGGCACGCGTTCCACGCCTTCAGCGGCACAACACGTTTGCCGCTGTCCGCCCACACGTTCAAGTACTCCCGGGCGAACCCTTCCGGGCCCATCACCTGGAGCGCGGACCGTAGGGCCGCCTCGTCCGTCAGCCCGGCGGCCAGCCCGGGGTGGACCCGCCACCACGTGGCCGGGTCTTCCGGGTCGTCGTCGTCGGTGGCCCCGTACTCGATGACGGCCACGCCTTCGGCCCCGCCCCGGGCCAGGGCCAGGTAGCGGGCCAGGTACACGGACAGGTCCGTCCCGGCCGTGCCGATGAGGATGAGTTGCCGCATCCGGCGGGTGGTGAACGTCGGGAGGATGGTCTGGTCCAGGGCCGTGCCCTGTAACTCGCCTATCTCCTGGGCCTCGTCTATGACGACCTCGTCCAGGGCCGACCCCCGCAACGCCCCGTCCCGGGGCGGGAACGCTTTGAGGTAGGACGCCTTCCGGCGGCCCAGTTGGACCGTCATTCGTTCGGTCCCGGCCGACTTCCGACAGTGCACCCGGTCCCCCAGGATGGTCCCGGCCAGGTCCCCGATGCGTTCCCCGAACCGTTCCGTGGTCACGTGGCCGGTCTGGGCCGTGTAGGCGGCCCGGTAGTCCGGGACCTCCAGCAGGCGGCCCAGGATGTCATCGAAAACCCAGGTAGTTTTACCGCACTGGCGGGGGACCAGGCACACCGTGATGGGGTAGGCCATGCGGCCGTCCGGGTAATGCTCCCCCACCACGGCGGCCAGTTCCGCCTGCCAGGGCAGCCATGGGCGGCCGTGGACGTGGGCCACGAACCCGCCCAGGGCGAAGGTGGCGTTAGCCGGGTTGCGGGGCGTGGCCAGCCTGGGCGGCACGGAAGTCAGCGATGGCCGCCTCCAGGCTGTCGGTTCCGCCGTCATCGGCCGCTATCCCTTCCAGCAGGTCCCGGCGGGCGGCACGGTACTCCGCCGACAGCATGACGTACCCGTTACGGGCCCCGCCAGCGTTGGCCGTGTCCAGTCGGGTGGCCAGGGCCTGGGCCACCACGGCCAGGTCCTCCGGGACCTCGTGGCCGTCCCTGCGTAGCTGCTCCAGCCGCTTGTCCAGGGCCACCCGGACCCGGCCGGGCGGCGGGGCCGGGACATCGAACAGCGGGGCCGTCACCGCTGGGCCCGCCAGTCATCCAGCAGGGCCGCCAAGTCATCGGTGGGCAGGGCGGCCCGGACGGCGGCGTCCTTCGCCTCCAGCAGCTTGCGTAGGGCCGTGGACTGCTCCGCCCCGGCCGGTAGCTCCCCGGCCACCCATTCCGCCAGGTCCCGGAACCGGACGGCCACGGCCGCCAGCGGCACCGGCAGATGGCCGGTGGCGAAGTAACGCAGGATCGGCGGCGGGGCGGGCGGCGTCATGGCGCCCATGGTATGGGCCCAGACCGACATCTGTAGAGAAGTAACGCGCGGCGGGCCCCGCCGGGGGTCGGACGCCATGGGGGGGGTGGACGGCCGGTGGTGCCCGGCGGGCCCGCGTGGCCACCGTACCCCGTCCGACCCGGCCGGACCGGACCACGGGCTGGGGCCCCCACACACATTTGAGAGGGG